GCGGAATTACAGTTGTTAGAAGTGATACAGCAATCAAGCCATTACAAATTGGATCGAATTGGCAAATAACAGATTTAAAAGAAAATCAATTAAGAACAGCAATTAGACAAGCATATTATTCAGATCAACTACAATTACAAGAAGGCCCACAAATGACGGCAACAGAAGTTCAAGTTAGATATGAATTGATGCAAAGATTATTAGGGCCAACATTAGGAAGATTTCAAACTGAATTTTTAAATCCATTAATTGAAAGAGTATTTGGAATTATGATGAGATCAGATGCTTTAATGCCAAGACCAGAAGCAATGAGTGGTATGAATATGGATATAGAATATGTTGGGCCTTTAGCACGTTCTCAAAGAATGGAAGAAGCAATAGCAGTTGAAAGATTATATCAATTAGCAATGCAAGTGGTTCAAGTTGATCCTACTGTTATGGATGTTATTAATCACGAACAAGCAATTAGAATGAGAGCAACATTATTAGGAGTTCCTAAAACAGTTTTACGTGGTGAAGATGAAGTAGCAGAAATAAGAGAACAAAGAGCAGCAGCACAACAACAAGCACAAGAACAAGCTATGGCACAGCAACAAGCTGATACTGCATTATCACAAGGTAAAGCTATGACAGAAATGTCTAAACCCGAAACTAAAGAAGGTATGGAAGAAGCAATGGCACAAGCAGAACAACAAGGATTAGCATAATGAAATCATTAACGGAAATGCAACAAGCATTTATTGAAAATTTTTCACAAACAGGAAATGCAAAACAATCTGCAATCAAGGCAGGTTATTCAGAAGCTACAGCAGAACAACAAGGGCATAATCTTAAAAAACAATTAAGTCACGAAATAGATGAAGCTACTAAAACATTAATGAGTAGTCACGTACCTTTAGCAGTAGATAAATTAAAAGATTTAATTTCAAATCCTAAAATATCAGCTTCGGTTCAACTGGGTGCAGTTAATAGTTTGTTAGATCGTTCTGGTTATCAAACAATTACTAAAATTGAAGATGTAACAGGAAGAAAAACGGATGGTGAACTTCGTGAAGAATTAAGACATTTATTAAATACAATCGCAGTTGTTAAACCCCCCTTTGATCCTAGCGGTACTAATGGTTCGGGTTCTATCCAATAATGGATTGGAACGATCATAAACCCAACGAAAGTTTTGCTAATGTGTTAGATGATTTTGATATTTCAAGAATGGAAATCTATGATGAACCACGTTATTTATTACATTTTCAATGGGGAGCAACAGGGCCTTGGAGAAAAAAAACTCCTAAAGTGTGTCGGTATGCTTTAGTTGAAATGATAGATGTAAATAAGATTGATTCTCGAAATAAACGAAAAGAAGATGAAGTAGGTTTGACACAAAAGGAAATTTGGGATAAAAAATATAGACCAAAAAATGGCAGCACCTGATTTTGAAAAACAAATTAAAAGTTTAAAAAGAGATTACGGAATTACTTTTAGCTCTAAAGAGGGCGAAAGAGTAATAGCTGATTTAAAGTCAGCTTACTATCATAGAAGTTCATTTATAAAAAATGATCCATATGAAACTTCATACCGAGAAGGTCAAAGATCGGTAATTATCAGAATAATCAATCTTTTAAAGGAGGATAAAAATGGCTGATGAGCAAACGACCACAGTACAAGACAACCCAGTAGTAGAAGAAAAAACTATACTTGGGTCTGGTGCAAGTGATAATCAAGATTGGCGATCATCTTTAAATGATGAATTGAAGAATAATCCAACAATTCAAAATATTAAAGATTTAGAATCGGCAGCGACTACACTTGTTCACCAGCAAAAAATGATAGGGAGTAGAATACCTATACCAAAAACAGATGAAGAAAGGGCTGAATTATATACAAAGTTAGGAAGGCCCGAAACTTCTGATAAGTATAGTTTTACTATTCCTGAAACACATTCTAAATATTTTAATGAAGATCAAGTTAAACAATTTAGAAATGTTGCCCATCAAATTGGGTTGAGTAACGATCAAGCTAAAGCATTGATAGATTATCAAGTAAAGTCTGTTGATTATGAAAGTCAAAGACGTAATACTGATATGACTTTAGGAAAGAAAAATACAGAAGAAGCATTGCATAAAGAGTGGGGTTATGACTACGACAATAAAGTTAGAGCCGCACAAAGAGCAATGTCAGTATATGCAGATGAAGAATTGATACAACTTTTAGATACCGAAGCTGGTAATCATCCATCAGTTGTTAAATTATTTGCACGTTTAGGTGAAGATATAACGGAAGAAATGGCTAAAAATACACAGAATAATAAATTAGCTGTTTCACCAGTTGATGCAAAAGCAGATATTGCTAAAATATATGCAGATGCAAATCATCCGTATCATAAATCTGGTCATCCAGATCACTTAAATGCTGTGGAACAAGTACGACAATTACACGAAAAAGTGTATGGTAAATAATTAAATTATCTGATATAATTGTTTTACTAATTTCGCCCCATAGTGGACAACGAATAGGTAGCCGTGATCGGCTTTAAACATTCGATTGATCGTATCGTCTTACGATAAGGTTTCCCGAAAGGACAAAAGCCGATTTAACGGAATATGTTGAATTAGCATTGTGCTATTCGACCCCTATTCTTTAACTTTGTAAAACTATGGAGATAATATGTCTGTACAAATAACAACGGCTTTCGTTGAACAGTACAAAGCAAATGTATTACACCTAGCACAACAAAAAGGTTCTCGATTAAGAGATGCTGTCCGAACTGAAACAGTAACGGGCAAATCACATTTCTTTGAAAGAATTGGCTCAACAGCAGCACAGAAACGTACTTCACGTCATTCCGATACACCGAGAATGGACACACCACATAGTAGAAGAAAAGTTACTATGGATGATTACGACTGGGCGGATTTAATTGATAACGAAGATAAAGTTAGAATGTTAATTTCCCCATCGTCTGATTACGCTATGGCTGGTGCTTTTGCTATGGGTCGTGCTATGGATGATGCAATTATCGCAGCAGCTACAGGGAATGCTTATGCAGGAGTAAGTGGTGGAACAACTACTGCTCTAGGTTCTGGACAAAAGATTGTTCACGGATCAGCAAATCTAACTTTAGCAAAACTTATTGAAGCTAAAGAACTATTAGATGCAGCAGAAGTAGACCCCGAAGAACCAAGATTTTTGGTTTGTGCGGCTAGTCAGATAAGTAACTTACTTAACAGCACAACTGTTACGTCAAGTGACTTTAATACTGTAAAAGCGTTAGTCCAAGGTAATATTGACACCTTTTTAGGTTTCAAATTTATCCGATCCCAAAGATTGGGAACAGATGCAACTCCGTCAAGACAAGTATTGGCGTTTACAAAATCAGCAATAGGTCTTGCTCTAGGATCAGATATTAGTACAAAAATATCTGAAAGATCAGACAAGAACTATGCAACACAAGTATTTCTATCTATGACAATCGGTGCAACTCGTATCGAAGAAGAAAAGATGGTAGAGATAGCTTGTAACGAGTAAGGAGGATTATAATTTATGGCAACTGTATATTCGGCACAAAAAACGAAATGGTCGCAAAATAATCCTACCGAAAGGGTAAAAACAAATGAACAAGCTGGAAGAATTAGAGTTGCTTATGCAACTTATGAAGCAGCTTCTCTTGGCATCGGTGATGTCATTCAGATGTTTAATATCCCTAACGGGGCAAGATTACTTCGTGGCTGGTTAGCGTACGATGCTTTGGCTTCATCAACTACATTATCAGTAGGTAATGCAGCTTATACCGACAGTTCTGGAAGTGCAGTTTCACTTTCGGCTGCTGGGTATTTAGCGGCAGTATCAACTGCTTCGGCAGGAAGAACAGAATGTTTAGCGACAATCGCTTTAGGTTCTGGTGCAGAAGTAGATGCTGATAAAGATGGTCTACCTATTTCGCTTACGTTGGCGGGAGCAGTAGCGACTGGAACTATTGCATTAACATTTGAATACGTTGTAGATTAATTAACGTATAAAAATAATAAAAAGAAGGGGCGATATATATTGAATTATGGTCGCCCCTTTGATATTATGTTAGAATTATGGCAACAGAAGTTTCTATCTGCTCAAATGCTTTACGTAGATTGGGCGATGACCCGATTACAGCACTTACAGATGATACAGAAAGAGCAAGACTTTGTAATTCTTTTTACATACCAGCACGTGATCTAGTTTTAAGATCACACCCTTGGAATTTTGCTATAACAAGAGCAACTTTAGCACAACTTTCAGATACACCCGCATACGAATACTCATATCAATACGCATTACCAACTGATCCTTATTGTTTAAGGGTTTTGGAAATGGAGTATAAAGATTACGTTTTTAAAATTGAACATTTAGCTTCACAAGGTAGAGTTTTACTTACCAATGAAGGTACGGCTAAAATTCTTTACATAGCTAGGGTTACAGATACTATTCAGTTTGATTCAATGTTTGTTGATGTCTTAACTGCAAAATTAGCTGTAGACCTTGCATATCCTGTAACCAATAGTGTCAAATTACAAGATCAGATGCAAAAACTCTTTCAACTTAAACTTTCCGAAGCGAGAAGTGTTGATGGCCAAGAAGGATTTATTGATGATCTTGTGTCTGATACATTTACCGACTTTAGGAAAGCATAATGGCGAGAGTACATCCTTTTCAAACAAATTTTACTGCTGGAGAATTAACACCCAAACTTGCTGGTCAAGTTGATTTTAAAAAATATAATAATGGTGTAGAAATAATGGAGAATATGACTGTATTTCCACAAGGAGGTACAAGTCGTAGATCGGGTACTCGTTTTGTTTGTGAGATAAAAAATTCTGCAAATAGTACAAGATTAATTCCTTTTGAATTTAATGTAACACAATCTTATATTCTTGAATTTGGAGATCAGTATATTAGATTTTATAAAGATAATGGTCAAATTGTAGAAGCATCAAAAACAATTACAGCAATTACAAAAGCAAATCCCGCAGTAGTTACATCTTCATCACACGGATATTCAAATGGAGATCACGTTTGGATTAATAGTGTTGGTGGTATGGTAGAAGTAAATAGTAGAAGATTTACAGTAGCTAATCAAACAACAAATACTTTTGAATTATCAGGTATTAATTCATCAGCTTATACAACTTATACATCTGGTGGAGGTGTAGAAAAAGTTTATGAAA